AAAGCCTACAAGAACGCCGACGAAATGCGGCTCAACTCGCCTGTCATTGCCGCGTTGCTGAATGCTATTGAGCAGTCCGTTCGCTCGGTGAAGTGGCAATGGACATCCGAGGCCGGCGAAGAAGACGAGCGCCTACAACTTATCCAAGACAGCTTGGATGGCATGTCCTTCTCGTGGAATGATCACATCATCGAAGCGTTGACCTTCCTGCCGTTCGGTTTCTCCCTCTTCGAGATTGTGTATCGGCGCGATGGTGGACGATTGCTGTGGCGCAAGTTCGCTATCCGCGGACAGGACACCATTTACAAGTGGGACATTGAGGACGATGGCGGAATAGCTGGGTTCACACAGCAGACATTGACCAACTTCCAAACAGTCTTTATCCCTATCGAACGGCTGATCCTTTATCGGACGCGTGTGGAGCGCAACAACCCGGAAGGGCGGTCGATCTTGCGTTCGGCGTACATCCCCTATTACTACGCCAAGAACATCGCACAGATTGAGGCTATCGGTACCGAGCGTGACCTGGCGGGATTGCCGATGATAAAACTGCCAGCCAACGCGGATCCTGGTGGAGACGACGCGACCAAAGCCACCGAACTTGTACGTCGCATTCGTAACGACGAAGAGGCGGGATTGGTGATCCCGAACGGCTGGGAATTCGAGCTTGTGAGCACCGGTGGCACCAGGCTGTTCGACACCGATAAGATCATAGCCCGGTATGAGAAGCGGATGCTGATGTCGGCCCTGGCTCAGTTCCTTGTGCTGGGGATGGATCAGATTGGGTCGCTGGCCTTGTCGAAAGACCAGACGGACTTCTTCAATATGAGCGTGAACGCTACCGCGGACATCATTGCTGAGACGTTTACGAAGTTTGTCATTCCGCGTCTGCTGTTGTTGAACGGCATGGATCCCAATGGAATTAAGCTCGAGCATTCGCCGGCCGGGGATGTCGATAAGGATGTCCTGACCAAGGCGTTGGCAGCATCCACCCAACACATTACCTGGACGGTGGAAGATGAAGTGTGGCTGCGACATGTACTGGGACTTCCGGAGAAGGAAGCCGAAGAATTGGAGGCCGAACGCGAAGCCAAGCATCAGCGCGACATAGAGAAGGCGCAGACCAACCCGTTCCTTGGCAAGTTCCGGGCAGAGCAGTATGCGGAAGCAGACGCGCCCGATGTCAAGGCGCGCCAGAAGCACGAGAGAACATGGAACGCCAAATTCAAACAATTCTTCAAGGAGCAACGAGAGCGCGTGCTAAAGGCTGCGAATAAACTGTGATACCTAAATCCTGCCCCGTCTATCTTTGGTGGAAGTTAATGGCCGAACTGGCACAGAAAGAACAACGCCCAGCAGCCGAGGATTACTGCTTGCGGCGACAAAAGGAAGCGGAGATAAAGGCGTTGAACAAGGCAATGATGGAGGTTATGTAGTGCCTGAGCTATCTCCCCTCTCCTTCGAGTTCTGGCGCGCCGAGGCCAGCAAACTGTGGGACGCCACCAACGAGGCTGTAATGGTCACGCTATTGGCCGGGGCGTCTTCGGGCGCCGACCTGCTGCCTTCAGAAGTGACTGGCATCGTGAACTGGAACGTCTTTAACTCGGCGGCCATCGAATATCTGAACTCCTACAATTTGACGATCTTACAGGGCGTATCTGAGACCACACGCAAGCAAGTGACCCAGGCTATCCAGCAATGGATACAGGCTGGGCAGCCGCTGTCGAATTTGGAGACAACACTGACACCCATATTTGGCGAGAGCCGCGCCGCGCAGATCGCCGCAACGGAAGTGACGCGCATCTATGCCGAGGGCAATCAAATGGCGTGGATGAGTTCGGGGGTCGTGACACACAACCGCTGGATGACTGCCAGAGATGAGCGAGTATGTCCGATTTGCGGACCGCTGGACGGGCAAGTCACGGGTCTGGGCGAGAACGGGTTTGGCGCGGTTGGCGGATTGTCGGCCCCGCCAGCGCATGTGGGGTGTCGCTGCTGGCTTCAGCCTATTGTCGATCCGAAGGCGTTCGAGGAAAACTTATTACGTGAGTTACAGGAGAGCGTGCGATGATACATCACAACTCCATGCTTACCTTGTCCCAGGTTCCTCGCCACATGCGCAAACAAATAGTAAAACAATTGGGTGTGCGATGAGTCTTTGGCCAGATTTTGCTTGTGCTGTTTTCGGACATGACTTTGAGAACATTATGCTTATTGAGCGGCGAGATGCCTATGTTATTTGTGGTCGGTGTGGATTGTCATTCGACTCACCTGAGCCAATAGAGGGTTATCCGATGCGTCACTGGAACGGGTACCCCATTCCAACAATTGAAGCATGGCACTACGATTTAGATCACGATCCAACGTACGAGATGGCTGAGAGAGAGGTAGCGCGCATCTCCGCTAGTCGCTATGCAAACCACGATTGAAGTCCGCGGCCTCGAAGAACTCCGGCGCAGGATGCGAGCCTATCCGCGCCAGTTCGACCTTGCCGCCAACCGAACGATGGAAGCTGCGCTCTATGCCTTGCAGGAGCATGTGCCCCCGTATCCGCCGCAGCCCACCACAACGAAGTACAGGCGCACGGGGACATTGGGGCGAACATTGGGCGTTGGCATGAGCGGAGGCAGGATCGGGCGCTCAGAGATATTCCAAGTGAGGAAGGTCGGGCAGGGCTTCGAGGGAAGATTTGGCACCGCCTTGACCTATGCGCCCTATGTGATCGGCAGAATGCAGTCTGGCTTCATGTCGCAATACTGGTGGACACTGGACACGGTGCCAGGTAAGGCGTTCAACAAGATCAAGGCGCTATTCGAGGGGATGGCAAATGCCCTCGCAAGATTCTTGGACGGAAAGGGATTCTAAACATGGCAATGAACGCGCTTTCGCTAAACCACACGGCAGTCGTAGAGTTCTTGCAAGGATTGAGAGCGCGTCCTATGGATTGGCGTTGTACGAAGTGCGGCAGGATGCTTGCGCGTGCCCGGCTAATCACTGGAAGTTATGTTCAAGTCAGGTGTCCCAAGTGCGGGCATATGAACGCAATTGATGATGGAGATTTGATCGAAGGAGTTTCAAATGGCAAAGATAGTGTATGATGTTTTGGAAGAACTAAAAGGAGTTTGAGATGGCAGAAGGAGATATTGTTTTTTACAACAACTTCAAAGAGCAAGTGCTCAAGAAGCAGATTGACTTCGTGAACGATGCGTTTACACTCACCCTGCACACGGGCTATACGCCAAACATCGACACACACGCGGCCTGGGCGGATGTATCCGCAACAGAATACGGAACGGCGAGCGGATATACCGCTGGTGGTAAGACGTTCGCGAGCAAGACAGTCGCGCAAGACGATACAGATGACGAGGGCGTGTTCGATGCCGCCGATGTGACCTGGACTTCGCTGGGAGCATTATCGCCAGCGACGCCATCCCACGCGATTGTCCTTGACACCACAACGGATATGCTGGTGGGATACATCGTGCTTGGAACCACGGCTACCAATGGCGGCGATTACACTGTCGCCTGGAACGCCGAAGGCATCATCAACACGGCATGAAGTGGAAGATCTGGTACGGCGACAGATCGACCTTTAGTAATCGGGATGGTGAGCCTCAGGATGCTCCTGGGCGCAATCTACAAGCCATCGCCCAGGAAGATGGACAGACGGGCTATTCCGTGGCGCGCTCCAATGATTTTTATTGGTGGTCAGATGGCTGGCAGGGCGGCGATCTCTTTGGCTTGTGGGATTACCTACAGGAGCCGGGGTTGAAAGTCGTGAAGTTTGGGCGAACGGTGAGCAATCGTGAGTTTCAGCGCATCCTGCGTGAGATCGCGGCCGACACCTACCTGCCGCCCAAATCTGCGCGCCATGAGTGGGAGCGCAAACCATGACCACTATGGTGAATCCGACCTGGACGCAATCCGACTATCGTGGGCGCAACGACGACGGATCGCAGACCACGGCCACGTGGAAAACTGCCGGAAACAACACAGCCTTCTCGCAGGTCATAGACACAATCTTTCGCATCCGTCTTAGGATCACCGAAACAGCCGGAGCTAACCAGAACAATACACCACAATTCAAGCTACAGTTTCAAAAGAACGGTGGCGGTTATGCCGATGTCGCCGCACAGGGAGCCACCACAGACGCGGTGCGCTATGCCGACAGCTCTCTCACGGACGATATTGTCACCACGCAACAGATAGGCACAGGGTCCTTTGAGGCCGGGCGCATCGATGAGAACGGGGCGCACACAGCACTCGGATCTATGTCCAGCGAGAATACTGAAATGGAGTGGGCTGTCGAAATCTACTCCGGTCAAGTAGTCGGTGGAGATACGATCAACCTACGAGCTGTACTGGCAGATGGGACGCTGCTGAATGGTGGTTATACCAATACGCCGGAGATCAGCGTGTTAGCTCCAATCACCATTAACGCTACGGTTGGCATTCTCGCTCTAACCGGCCCACAGGCCATAATCACAAATGAGGCGTCCGGCGTTACCATCAATGCCGCCGTCGGCATCCTCACGCTTAGTGGGCCAAGTGCTTCCGTTGTTCCTGGTGCTATAACTATCGCCGCTGCTCCTGGGGTTCTGGCACTTAGCGGGCCATCTGCTAGTGTAATTCCAGGTGCCGTTTCAATTGCTGCCGCGGTCGGCAATCTAACGCTTAACGGCCCACAAGCCACCATCTCCGTACCTGGCGGCGCGCAAACAGTCAATGCGGCTGTGGGGATCTTGACGCTCAATGGCCCATCGGCCTCTATAGTTCCGGGCGGAGTGATGATTAGTGCTTCCGCGGGATCACTATCGCTTAGTGGGCCATCGGCCAGCGTGATCCCCGGTGCCATAATCATCTTGGCAGCAATCGGCGTGCTGACTGTTAGCGGCCCCAGAGCAAGCATTACTATGGATGGCGAAGAGTACGAGGGAGGAGTTTATGTGGCCCCTAAATTTGGCAAATGGTGGAGCAACTTTAGGCTTTGATTGCGGAAGTAAGTATAATGTTCAATGTGCCTGCGAGGCGAAAATGCCCTGGCCCAGAGCCGTGCCACCTGAGGGAGTATGTGGACTAGAGTAGGGATTGCTGGCTAGTGGGTGGAACAAGACGGTTTAGTACGCAGGGTAACCATCCCGTCGAACATGGGACTAAGGCGGGCGTAGCAGTTGGGATAAACGGTTTCCTCTCTAGGCACATAACCTAGAGACAGCAGGTTCAACTCCTGCAACTGCAATTTTGACATATCAGCGTCTCTGCTCGGATGCGCCGAGCGCTACACGAAGGCACGGGTTTGCCGACTGAGGAAGAGCCCACTGATCGCACGGATATGGTGTAAGGGCAGTGAAAGTCGGCATTTTAGGAATCTACGACATGAGTTCTTGTAAACCACGCGATCTACCTAACATTAGTGTTTGACAACATGAAGATGTTCGTGTAAGATTGGCGTTGACAACTTAATATCGAGAGCGCCACAAGAGCGCCGTTTGAAGAACGCCTAGAGCGTCCACGTCACAGCAATGTGATTTGGGCGCTTTTTTTGTTATGGCATGAACACAATTGCGAGACCAGAAATTGGACGAAACGCATAAGTGTGTTCTTGCCATTTATGGGAGAAAGATGCCCTGGCACATAGAGAAGCGCGGAGAACAACATTGCGTAGTAAAGGATGATACGGGCGAAACCGAGGCATGCCACGATACTGCCGAAAAAGCACAGCGACAATTAGCTGCGCTATATGGTGAAGAGGATAATTACGCCACATTGAAAGAACGATTGTTTATCGAGAACGACAGCTTTGTTTCATTGCAACCCGGCAAGCCCATTCGTCTGTTCCCTTTTGGGAAACTAACGCGCGCTGGGAAGATTATCGAGTTCACCAAAGAGCTTGCCGCCAAGATGAACCTGCCCGGCTACAAGCCAGCCATCAAACTTGGAAGCCATGACGATACAACGGCGTCTGGTGGGTACATTGAAGACTTGACTGTTGGCGAAGACGGGCTGTATGCCGTCCCTGTGTTCACAGAGAAGGGCAACAAAGCAATGGAGGATGGCGACTATCGCTACCATTCACCCGAGGTCATTTGGGACGGATCATTGGAGGACGTAACAAAAGAGGGTGGCTTTATCTCCGGTCCTCTGATCACTGGATTGGCATTATTGCACGACCCTGCGCTTGGCGCAGCGGCCGCACTTTATCAAGTAACACCAATATCTAACAAGGAGCAAAAGATGGAAACAC